GGTTATCGAGAGGCTCAGAATTTTTCTAGCGTCCATATTTAGTGTCGGTTAACTAAATTTGTAAACCATATATAGAATAAGTTAACCTGAAGACAGAATTAGCTACTTAAATGAGACAACTCGTTAGTTGTGCCGAGTTAGCAAGAATCAAGGGAGTGTCCAAACCCGCTGTAGCGAAAGCGATTAAGAGCGGGAGGATCGCGAAAGCGGTTGTGCATGAAAAAGGTAAACTGTGGGTAAACCTGGACTTAGCTTTAGAGCTTTGGGGAACAAATACAGCAATAAAGCAGGCAGCCGTCACATCAAAACCAGTGGTAAAGCCAGTTGCTATTACTGCGCAGAACAAAAAAGAATTAAAGAAGCAAGTTAGTGCGTTGCCTGATGACCAAATCCCTGAATATAATGTTAGTAGGAGTAGAAAAGAGCATTATTTAGCTGAATTAGCCAAGATCCAAGTAGCGCAACAGAAGAAAGAGCTAGTGTCTGCAAAGGATGTAGAGAAAAAGAGCTTTGAGCTGGCTGTAGGGATAAGGGAAGCGCTTTTAACTTTGCCTGATCGTGTTAGTAACTTATTTGCTAGTGAAACGGATGCAACAGCAATTGATTCTGTATTAAGACAAGAAATATTTAGTTGTTTAGAACGTTTCAAGGAGGGCGTGGCATGAATCCATTTGAGAAGGGCTTTCTAGATGGCATTATCCCGCCTAAGCCTATGACGGTTAGTGAGTGGAGCGATAAGCACAGATTATTAAGTAGTAAAGGTTCAAGTGAGCCTGGGCCCTGGAGAACTTCAAGGACTCCTTATCTAAAGGAACCGATGGATTGCCTTTCTGTCACTAATACCGATGTCCAGAGAGTCGTATTGATGTTTGGGGCGCAACTTGGGAAGTCAGAAAGCGGGATAAATTTTTTGCTCTACACAATAGATCATTGTCCAGCTCCCATACTTTGCGTACAAGCGAGCATTGATATGGCTAAGCGGATGAGCCGTCAAAGGTTAGAGCCTGCTTTTAATGAGACCCCAGTTATAAAGGCAAAAGTAGCACCGCAAAGGTCAAGAGATGCCAGTAATTCTATGTTTATAAAAGAGTTCCCTAATGGAATTTTATTGTTAACAGGTAGTAACTCACCTGCTGGTCTTCGCAGTGCTCCTGTTAGATACCTATTTTTAGATGAAATTGACTCCTACCCATCGGATGCGGCGACAACTGGAGGGGTTTCGGAGGGTGATCCTGTAGAGCTAGCAATTAAAAGAACATCAACTTTTAGCCGTAGGAAAATATTAATGACATCAACACCAACTCTAAAAGACATAAGCAGAGTTGAATCTGAGTATCTAGCTAGTGACCGCCGCAAGTACTGGTTGCCTGCGCCTTGCTGTGGAAAATATCAGACGCTTAGCTGGTCTCAAATGAAATGGGAAAACAGGGACGCTTCAACAGCTCAATATGAATGCGCTCATTGTGGCGAGAGATTTGATGAGACTCATAAAACATCAATGTTGAGGCAAGGGGAATGGAGGGCAGAAAAAGAAATGACAAGAAAAACAGCAGGTTTCCAAATGAGTTCATTATATTCTCCAGCGGGTTGGCTCACGTGGCCAGAGATTGTTGAGGAGTTTCTAAGGTCAAAAGAGGATGCTCCTTTATTTAAAACTTGGGTTAATACAAGGATGGCTGAGACCTTTGATGATTCCTATCAGTCACGCCTATCAGCAGAACAGCTATTAGAGAAGAATGAGAAGTATATGGAAGGGACAATCCCAGAGGAAGTTGTAGCGCTGGTTATGGGAGTTGATGTCCAGGGTGGCGGAGGCACAAAAGGGGAGAGAATCGAAGTGAGCACGTTCGGGATAGCGCCTGAAGAGCATATGTTTTTAATTCAGCATGACGTGATCTACGGAGACCCCAATCAAAAGGATGTATGGGAGGGATTAGATTTATTGTTAACGGGTGAATGGGATCATCCCAGCGGTGCAAAACTTAAGATTGATTGCTGTGCAATAGATAGCGGTGGTTTAGCGACTCAGGCTGTTTATTCGTACTGTAGGGAGAGAAAAGGGTTAGGCGTAATAGCTATAAAAGGTAGCAATCAGCAAGGTAAGCCAGCCATCGGGCGTGGAAGCAAAGTAGACGTTAATTATAGGAATAGACCGATTAAGCAAGGTTTAACGCTTTACATGGTTGGTACTGATACAATAAAAGATGTAATCTTTGCTAGACTAAAGTTTAATAATAAGCTGCATTTTCACGCACAGACAACAGAGGAATATTACAAGCAATTAACAGGTGAAAGAAAGGTTAGAAGAAAGAACGGCAAGGGATTGATTTATGAACAGAAGCCTAATCAATCTGTTGAGTGTTTAGACACTATGGTTTATGCCTATTCTGCCCTTAATCACCTCTATCAACGCTTTCCACGCTCTAAAATCTGGGAAATGTTCGCTAAACGTCTCCTAAAACCCGCTAATTCTTCTTCAGAATCACGTCTAAAATCAAGACAGGAATCTAATCGCAAGTCTTATGTCAACAATTGGTAGGGGTTTAGCATGAATATCCCTAGTTCCCTGCGTGCTGGTACTACGGTCACTTGGCGGGATGATAGTCAGGTTGATCCTTATGGAGACCCGTTACAAAGTACTGATTCATGGGTTTTAAAGTATTACATCAGGACAAATAGCGCCTCTGGCCTCACTGCTACGGGGTCAACTTATGGAACTGGTTGGCAATTCGATTTATCAACATCTGACACTGCGCCTTTAACGGCTGGAGATTATTTTTGGCAGGCGATTATTTCTAAGGGTTCAACTGAGTATTCAGTAGGCACGGGATCATTAAAGGTCTTGCAATCGCTGGCTTATACAGGAAGCGTAAGTTCAATTCAAGAGAAGACTCAAGTTGAACAAGATCTAGACGCTGTTCAATCTGCAATTAGGACTCTAGTTAGTGGGGGTGTTGCAAAGGAGTATTCAATAGGTGGTAGAAGTATTAAGAAATATGAATTAACTGATTTAATGGCTCTAGAAAGTCGCCTTAAGTATCAATTAAAGCTGGAACAGAAAGCAGAGTTAATAAGAAACGGTTTAGGTAATCCTCATTCTATGTACGTTCGCTTTTAAAAATCATGGGTATTAGAAACGCTTGGAGAGAACTATGGAGACCAAATCCATCAGTTTTAAAATCAAAAAAACGCTCTTTTACTGGAGGTGAAGTCAACCGTTTAACTGCGGGATGGACTACCTCAGTGTCTTCTGCTGATACAGAGATTAAAGGAGATATAAAAAGGCTTAGAGAAAGATCTAGAGACTTAATCCGTAATGTTGACTATTGCAAGAATGCAATGAGAGCCATAACGGATAACGTTGTAGGAACTTCAGTTAGGTTGCAAGCTCAGATAAGACAACAGCGAGGCGGCAAGCTTAACCAACGTTTAAATGATCAAGTAGAGACGGCTTTTAAGAAGTGGGGTCACGCTGACAGTTGTGACGTTAGCGGCAAGCTCTCCTTTGATGATATCTGCAGGAATGCTGTCACCGCATGGGCTTCTGATGGTGAATGCTTTATACGTTTGATAAGGGGCCGCAAGTTTGGTAACAGCGAGACACCGCTGGCCATACAGGTCTGTGAGGCGGACATGGTCGATGAGGATTACCAAGGTAAAGCACCTAAGAAGGGTTGGGAGTGGAGAATGGGCGTGTTAGTCGATGAATGGCATAGGCCTAGGCAATACGCTTTTTATAGTCGTCATCCTGGAGATACTTTATTTATTAATCAACCAACAGCAGAAAGAAAACATATTTTTGTAGATGCTAAAGACGTTATTCATCTTGCTACTTTTTCACGCCCTGGCCAGACAAGAGGAATCCCCTGGCTATCTAGTTCTATCCAGAGGATGCATCATTTGCAGGGTTATGAACAGAGTGAAATTATTGCAAGGCGTGTTTCGTCCGCTCAAATGGCATGGATTACGACTCCTGAAGGTGAGCTATCAGGTGATGATGTGGTAGACGAGGAGAGAGTATATGATATGAGTCCAGGGAGTATTCGCTATCTTGCGCCAGGGGAACAGATACACGTACCTAATTTAGATTCTCCTAGCGGTCAATTTGAACCGTTTGTCCGTGCAATGATCAGGGCTTTAAGTGCTGGTATTGGGGTTTCTTACTCAACATTAAGTAGAGATAGTAGTCAAACTAATTACTCTAGTTCTCGATTGGATCTATTACAGGATCAAGAATCCTTTAAGGCCTTACAACGTCAACTAAGGGAAATTGTTTTAGAGCCTATCTATAAGGAATGGCTAGAGCTATCTGTTTTAGGTGGTTCCTTAAATTTACCTAATTACACAACTGAGCCTCAACGTTATCAAGTCGCAAGGTGGATGTTTAAAGGGTTTGGCTGGGTAGATCCAATGAAAGAGGTTCAAAGTAACCAGCTAGCAGTTAATGCAGGTTTTAAACTTCAAAGCACTGTTTTAAGTGAACAAGGTTTAGACCTTGAAGAGTTTTTAATAGCTAGAAAAAATGAGATTGAGTTAGCTGAATCAATGGGGTTGAGCTTCGAGACAACTACAAAAGGTGCATCTAACGAGACTACATCTAAAGTAGAGGAGACATCTAACACAGAAGTAGACGATGGAGAACCAACGAGACCTGGAGAAGAGTCTTGAACAAAGAGACTTTAAATTAGAAGTAAGGGAGGTAGATAAAGAAGATAGAACGCTTGAGTTTCCTTTCTCAAGTGAGCAAGCTGTGGCCAGATCTTTTGGGAATGAAATCCTGGAGCATAAAGCTAAGAACTGGGATCTTAAGCGCTTAAATGATGGCGCTCCATTACTCTTTAATCATGATTTTTCTAGACCGATTGGGGTAGTTGAGAAGGCCTGGATTGACGAGTCCAAACGGCGTGGTTATGCAAAAGTGCGCTTTAGTAAAGAGGACTTCGCTTCCTCTATTTATCGTGATATTAAAGACGGAATTATTAGGGGGATTTCATTTGGCTATGTAATTAAAGATATGGAGCAACGAGGAGAGGAGACAGATGATATGCCTAGCTTTTATGCTACAAGCATCGAGGCATATGAGTTATCGGTAGCACCTGTGGCTGCTGACCCTAGTATTGGCATAAATAGATCAATAACATCTACTTCTGAAGTTAAAACGTCTACACTTGACGTTGAAAAGCCATCTAGTATGGCTAAAGAAGAACGTTCTCCGAACGTTTCAGCATCTTCTGATGCACCGTCCACTTCTAACACTGATGAAATGACCACAACTCCTGAAAAATTGGAGGTGCGTTCAGAAGCAGTTGACACCGAGAAGGTAGTCAAAGCTGAGCGTTCCAGAATCCAAGAGATTCAAGCCGTTGCCTCTAAGTACAACCTTAGCGAACTAGGAGAGCAGTACATTAAAGAAGGCCGCAACCTTGCAGACTTCAACGCTGCTGTTTTACGTGAGTGGAAGCCTGAAGCTATTACTCCTAAAGCTGATGATGCTGACATTGGCTTATCAGAAAAGGAAACACGTAGCTGGTCTGTTCTTAGAGCAATTGATTACTTAGCTAATCCTACAAGCGCTGCTAAGAGAGAAGCCGCTGCATTTGAAATAGAAGCTTCTGAAGCCGCTGCCGCAAAACTTGGCAGAGCCTCAAGAGGCATAACTATCCCTAATGAGGTATTCAGCAAAAGGGATATGCAGACACGTCCCGATACTGCGGGAGGAAATTTAGTAGCAACTGAGCTTAGTTCTGACTTTATTTCATTGCTCCGCAATGCGTCAGTGTTGGCTCAAACAGGTTCTACCATTTTAACCAACCTTTCAGGTAATATTTCAATACCTAGACAGGGATCAAGCCAAACTGCTTATTGGATTGGCGAGGGGTCAAACGTAACAGAATCAGATATCACTATTGAACAAATAAACATGAGCCCAAAAACCATAGGGGCCATGACTGACATCTCTAGAAAGTTGTTAATTCAATCTTCTTTAGACGTTGAATCACTTGTTAGACAGTCACTTGCTCAAACTGTTGCTCTTGAGATTGATAGAGCTGCTCTCTATGGACTCGGCTCCAGTTCAGAGCCATTAGGCCTGCATAATGTCACAGGCATAGCAACTGAGAACGTTGGAAACAATGATCCTAGCTTTGCTGATGTTGTCAACATGGAGTCTGACATTGCAGTAGCTAACGCTTTAACTGGTTCTCTTGCTTATGTAACTAGAGCCAATATTGCTGGAGCTATGAAGGTCAAGACTAAGGACTCTGGTTCTGGTCGCTTTGTTAATGAAGATGGAGTAGTTAACGGTTATCCCCTATACGTCTCCAATCAGGTGGAGTCTGGAGATATTTGGTATGGAGACTGGTCACAGCTTATTATCGGCTACTGGTCAGGTTTAGACCTTCAAGTTGACCCTTACACTGGCGGTGCTTCTGGTAACGTTCGTGTACGCGTATTACAGGATTGTGATACAGGTGTCAAGCATCCAGAGTCATTTTGTCTCGGAGCCTAGGCGTATGAAGCTTGAAGCTCTACGTTCTTTCGGCTTGAAAGGCGAAGTAGTGCAAGTGGGAGAGGTCGTTGAGACTTCTCCTTCTGATGCTCGTTTACTTCTTCACTCAGGTCAGGCGAGAGAAGCCGTAATTTGTGAGGTTCCAACTGAGGAGCCTAAGCCTAAAGCAAAAAAAGCAACTCCTAAACCTAAAAAACCTACAACAACAGGTACTAACGAATGACTATCCAAAACCTCGGTTCTAAAGGAACCGCAGTAGACATCTTACCTAATGATGTTCTTGCCTCAACTGGAAACGGTTCAGGCGTAGACTTACAAGGCTATGAAGGCGATGCCGCCTTTATCTTCTCAGCAGAAGCTGGAGGATCTGGCGTAACAGTAGCTATGAAGATCCAAGAAAGCGCAGACAACTCAAGTTGGTCTGACGTTACAGATGGTGGCTTCACTACAACAAGTGCAAACACCGCAGCATTTGAGCAGATCGCTTTAAACGTCTCTGATCTAAAGAGATATGTTAGAGCCGCTTCTACTGTTGCAGGCGGAACAGGCACTGGCGCAGTTAATGTCACTGCTTACGCTTCTAAGAAGTACACAACATAATAGTTAAGTGTCATTCGCTGATGACTTAGCTGGAATGTTAGATGGACCCTTTGGTGTTTCTTGCACTTCTGGGTCCACTACTTCTAATGGGATATTGAATGAGCCAACGGCTATGGCTATGGGAGATCAAATAGTATATAGCGACTATGAATTGATTTGTAAGGCTGCTGACTTTGGAACATTAGTCGCAGGGGATAGCATCACGGTAGGCGGCACAGCTTATACAGTAAGAGCTAACGAACGTGGCTTAGATTCATTAGAAGCAAGGCTTTCACTTAGCAAGACTTAGCAATGACAACAAAAAGAGAATCAATCTTAGCGCAAATAAAAACTGTTTTAGCTGGTACCGCTGGAGGCGTTGGAACTAGAATCTACAGAGAAAGGACTACTCCGATCTCTAGAGGTGAATCGCCAGCAATCGTTATTGAGCCAATTTCTGACAATCCAGATCAGAGTTTCTCTTTGCCTCGTCTTGATTGGTCTCTTAGTGTTCGTATTTCTATAATTTGCCGTGGCTCTGCAAGCTCTACACCTTATGAAGTAGCAGACCCAATTATTGAGTCAATGCATACAAAGTTATTATCTGATTTAACGCTAAACGGTCACGCTATAGATATACAGCCAGGAAATGTTGCTTTTGAGTTTGTTGATTCAGATCAACCTGCTTTAGTTGTTGGTGCTGATTATAACGTTCGTTATAGAACCTTAGTTACCGACCTAACTAGTTCATAATGGCTAAACTAAATTAGTCTATTATCTAAATACGTCTACTATGGTTGATGAAACCCTAGGACAAGGCGGTAGCTACCTACTTGATCCTAAAACTGGTAAGAGAACGCTCATTGAGCAAACTAAGCCAGCTCCTAACCCTGCAACTTTAACTGAGGAAACTGACGATGGCTCTACTAGCAAGAAAGAAGACTCTGATAGCAAAAACTGAAAGTAGCTATGGAGTAGATAGTAGTCCTAGCGGAGGAAATAATGCAGTTCTCGTAAGGGAGTTAGACATTACACCTCTAGAGGTAGACGAAGTTGAAAGAACCCTTGTACGTGCATATCTCGGAAATTATGAGACATTGCTAGGCGCACAGCGAGCAACAATGAGCTTCTCCGTGGAAATGGCTTCCAGTGGATCCGCAGGTACAGCAAATCAGGGATTAGGGGTATTCTTAAAAGCTTGTGGCTTTAGCGAAACTGTAGCTTCTGGAACTAGTGTTACGTATGCTCCAGTTAGTGCGGCGTTCAGTAGCGCCACGATAGGCGTAAACATAGACGGAACCAACCACCAATTGACAGGCGCAAGAGGAACTTTCAGTATTAGTTGTTCCTTAAATGAGATACCTACTTTTGATTTTGAATTTACGGGGAAATATAACGCCGCCGCTGCTGTAACTCAACCGACTTGCACCTATCAGAACCAAGCCGATCCAGTGCTCTTTAAGCAAGGTAATACTTCAGCTTTTCAGTACATGGGCAACGCCGCAGCTCTTGAGGCTTGGTCATTAGATCTCAACAATGAAATAGTCCATCGTAAACTAGTTGGCGGGACAGAGGAGGTAATGATTACCAACAGAGCGCCAAGCGGTAGCCTTACGATTGAAGCGCCTGCTTTAAGTGCCTTCAACTATTGGACTAAAGCCACCTCAGAAGCCACTGGTACTAACCAGTTTCAACATGGACAAACGGCTGGAAATATTGTCACCATATCAGCGCCATATACAAGTATGGGTGCTCCTAGCTATGGCGATTCTGATGGGATTGTCACTTTAGAAAGTAGCTTTACTTGCACTCCTTCAAGTGGCAATGACGAGTTAAGCATAGTATTCAAATAAACCCTACCTTTACATTATGTGAAGATCGTCTAGGCTCAGTAGGATAGATATTCTTTTATGTCATTTGTATTAAAACAAAGTGATACCTATTCCTGGGATGTCACTCTTGTCTTGCCTGCGGCTACAGGTGGGAAAAAGGAAAAGTCTACTTTCCAGGCAGAATTTAAACGACTTCCACAATCTCGTATTAATGAGATAGTGCGCTTAGCTAAAAGAATTGAGGTAGGTATTGCAGATGATGATGAGTTTTTAGAAGACCAAAACGCCGCTAGAGAAATTCTTTGTGGCTGGTCAGGTGTTGTTGATGACGACAACAAAGAGATTAAATTTAATAAGACAACGCTTAATCAATTACTGGAGCTGCCAACGGTAGCAAGCCAGATTGTGCGTGTATGGTTCAGCTCTCTTGATACGGCCAAACGAAAAAACTCATAGAGGCTGTTGATCACTGGTTTAAGGGTGACGATGGCCAAAGAGAAGCAGAAGAATTAAGAAAAGATAGTGAGCTATATGGGATTGAATTTCCTGAAAAGATGTTTGAGCCTAAAGTTTTTGAAGTGTGGCCAGAGCATGAAGAAGTTTTAACAATGTATTTAAGATGTTCTACACAATGGAGATCAGGGCCATCAGGTGTTATTGGTTTGGATTATGGGGTAGTGATTCAATTGTGCAACATCTATGATGTAAAAGACATACGTGCTTTATTAGACGATCTTCAAGTTATGGAAAACAGAACGCTTGAATTGATCGCAGAACAGCAAGAAAAAGCTGAGAAAGAAGCACAACGCAAAGCAAAGAGGAAATAACTTATGGCATTTAAATTAGAAAGCGCAATGCGCATTGTGGCAGATGTCACAGGCACCAAGGACGTAACAAAGTTAACTAAGGCAATAGAAGGGACAGAGAGAGCGGCTAAAGACGCTGCTGACGGCTTTAAAGCTATGCTTAGCTCTAAGGCATTCCAAGCAGCGGCAATAGGGGCAGCGGCGTTAACAGCGGCTATAGGTTTATCAACAAAAGCGGCTATAGATTTTGAAGAGAAGATGACGGGCGTAACCAAGGTAATGGGTGATTTAAGTAGTAAAGAAATAAAAGCAGTTAAGAATGAGATTATAGGTTTAAGTAAAGTTGTTCCACTTGCTGCCACAGGAATTGCCGATTTGTTCGCAGCGGGTGCAAGAGGCGGATTAAAAGGAGATGAATTAAGCGCCTTTGCAGAGGCAGCCGCTAAGGTCTCAGTTGCTTTTGATGTGTTACCTGAGGAAGTAGGCCAGGCAATGCAGGAAATAAGGGCTGCTTTAGATCTCCCAATCCCTAAAGTTAATGAGTTGATGGATGCTATCAACCATTTAGGAGATAACACAGCTTCTAGTGCTCCAAAAATATTAGAATTTATGAAAAAAGCCGCTGCTTCTGGTCAAGCTATAGGACTCACAGCAGAGCAAACTGCGGCTTTAGGTGCGGCGATGACTTCAGTTGGAACTGAGGCACCTATAGCAGCTACAGCAATGAGAAATTTGGCACAAAGATTGTCGGCGGGTCAAAGTATGACAAATAAGCAAATAGGAGCTTTAGAGCGTTTAGGGATAGCACAGGAAGGGGCCGCAGATATGGAAATACGTTTAACAAGTGAAGTTGAAAGAGAAAGTAATAGACGTATTGAAATAGCAAGAAATGAAACAGATCAAATTGCTAAAGAAATTAATAGACGTTATCGAGATCAAATGACGGCGTTAAGAGATAATTTAGATGATCAAAATTACGCAGTAGCAGAAGCAATTAGAGATAGGCATCAAAGCCAGATTAAAACTTTACAGCGACAAATGAATAGAGAACTAAGTATGGCTAGAGAGTCAGGTGTAAAAAATACTGATGCAATCAGGGATTCTTACGATTCAAGAATTGATATTATTAGGGAAAGTATGAGAATTGAATTAAGAGATCAGAGGAGAGCTGCAAGAGATCAATTAACGGTGGTCCAAGATAGAGAAAATGATAAAAAAGAAATTGAGTTAAAGGAGAACGCTAAACGATTTGCAGAGATACAAACACAAGAAAAAGAACAAAAAAGAATAGCAATAGCAGAGGCTAAAAAATTAGCTGAGCAATTAGCTAAACAAGTAGGCGAGAATATGGCTGAAGAGATAAATAATGATGCAATAGGAACAATTACAAAGTTATTTGAAAAAATTAATCAATTACCTAAGCCTGAAAGATTGAGCGTTATAACAGATCTATTAGGTGAACAGGCTGCTAGAGGTTTCTTACCGTTAATAAATAATATGGATAATTATTATGAGGCATTGAAATTAGTAGCTGATGGATCTGGAAAGGCTGGATCAGTGCAAAGAGAATTTTTAGCGCAATTAAACACAACGGCGAAACAAATGCAATTAGCTAAAAACTCAACTGATGCATTAGCTATAGCCTTTGGTGAACCTTTTTCAAATGCATTAAAGCAATTAGCAATAGCTATAACGCCTGTAATCAATGCATTGACATGGATGCTAACTAATATTCCAGGTCTTGCTCCAGCAATTGCAATTGTTAGCACTGCTTTTATTGGCTTAGTTGCTGTAGCGGCTCCTATTGCTGGGTTAGTAGCGTCAGCTAAAGCATTAGGTATTAGTTTTGCAGTCGTTGGGGCAAAATTTGCAGCGGTTAAAGGAGCTATTGTTGTTGGGTTAGGAGTATTAAAAGGTGTTGTTGTAGGCGTATTTGCTGCTGTATCTGCTCCTGTTCTTGCCTGGGTGGCTCTATTTGCGGTAGTTGGCACAGCAATCTATTTATTAAGAGATCAAATAGGAGATGTTTTCAACTGGATTAAAGAAAAGTTAAGCTCTTTTGTTCAAGGGGCAGGGGCTGTCATTGGTGGGTTAATACAAGGGGCGATAGCTAAAGGTCAAGAGTTAGCTCAATGGTTCGGCCAGTTATTACCTCAATTAGCTCAAGGCTTCACGACTTGGGCGCAGAATTTAGGGCAATCAATAAAAACATTCTTTACTAATATTGTGGCTTTCGTTGGTCAAGCTTTTTCAAATGCTATTAATAGCTTGTTGCAAAAAGCAAGGGATGCTTTTAGAAGGCTTTTAGCAATCTTTAAGAGAAGGAGAGCAGCGGCGGCAAGTAGTGGAAGTAGTGGAGGAAGTGGACAGTCAAGCAGGGGAGCAACAGGAGGCATGGTTTCAACTCCTACAACGATCCTTGCAGGTGACGCAGGCGGAGAATATTTAGTACCTGCTAATAAGGCGGCTGCATTCTCTAGAAACTACTTAGGAGGTGTTAGAGGAGCGGCGGCCATTCCAGGCGGTCAACGATTCGCAGAGGGTGGCTTTACAGGTAATGCAAATGTAAACATCACAACTGGACCTGTGACTCAGATGGATGGCCAGAATTTCGTAACTACAGGAGATATGACTAGAGCTGTTCAACAGGGAGTTAGTCAGACATTAGAGCTACTTTCTGGAGATATGCAGCTAAGACGACAGCTAGGGATGACATAAATGGCTAATACTCAGAAAGATCTGTTTTGCTTTATGGAATATTACGCAGACAAGACAAATGTTCTTGATGGAAGTAATAAAAGGAATCCAAGCAATTCATATCAAAATTTTTATCAATCAGCGCAGTCATTAGCGGGGATAGATTCGGATGTAGCTAGTGGTATTGAATATTCTTATTTGGCTTTTGATGCCAGAGGGTTTGGCAGTATCCAAGCCGCTAGCGTTGGTGATCTTCAAATATCTATTGCTAATACAGCGACTATCTATGACTTAACAGACACAGCTCTAACAGGGGATCGTTTAGTTATCTGTACTTTATACCAACAAAATGTAGGACAAGACGCTGTACACTCTGGAAGTATCCAGTTGGTGTCTAGATTTATTGGCACACTTGAGGTAGCGAGTATGAGTGATGAAACGGTTGCATGGAAGATAGCAAGTGCATTATCAAAGGGCAAAAGCCAAGTTCCTCCTAGAAGAGTAACCTCTGATTTAATGGGTCAATTTAGGTCACCATGAAATTTAGAAACTGTGTTTTTGCTGCTGATTGCACTATTGTCTGTGCCGATGGTACAGAAGAAAAAGAGTGCATTGGATTTGTAGAAGATAACAAAAGAGTTTATAAGACTAAAGCAGGTGTTGAACTTACAGGAACAAAAAAACCAACTTCAGTTGAGTTTCTAACTATTGCGGTTAGTCCTATGGAATTAGGAATAATTAATAGAGGATTGGAGGCCAAAAACTAATGCCTACTATATACCCTGGAATCCCTGGATCTGGTCGTTATTACAGCACGCCAAAGGAGAAGCCAAAACCTAAGCGTGCAGATTATCAGATAGTAGAGTTTACAGCTCCTGAACAGCCTAAGTCTCCTCCAGCTCAGGCAGTCGCAACCTTTGATGCCTCCATAGAGAACGATAAAAAGCCTCCTGCTGATTTAGGACAAAAACAAAAGATAGCAACTACAGGGGAAACTATACCTTTAGTTTTTGGGAAGCGTGTTTCTGACAAGGGTGGTATATGGGTATCTCCTAGCCTTTTGAAAACTGGGACAAAGTTATTTGAGGG